GCCTACAATTAAACATATCTCAAAACCTAAGTTCTGTAAATCGATAATGAACCTGTAGATATCCTGTGAATAATCTTTCCACTTATCATGGCCAGGTTTCTTTTTGTCTAACATAAACTGATTCTCTTGAATCTGTGTTAGAGTGTCAATACAAATTGTACTAATCATACTTCTTCTTATTTATTAATTAATTCAAAATTCTTGTAGCCACCAAACATGTTGGTCCTAAAATGCTGTGGAAATTCACAGTGTCTACTCTCTACTAGGTGAATGGTTCTTAGATTTGGAAAGATAGGATTATCTCTACTGTCTCTAATCACGGTACCAAAGTGTTTCTTTAAGTTGTATCTTTGATCATTGGGATTAAATATAGTAAATACATAATCTGCATCCTCTGCTAAATTACCAGTATCCTTGATGTCATCACTCCCTGGGAATAACATATCACCGAATTCTTTCATTCTGCCTGTTTCTGTAAGACTACGATTTAAGTGAATAATGTGAACAAATGTAAAGTTACACCAGTTCCTTAATTCTACACTGTACTCGATATACTTGTCTACAGTTTGCTTCATCTGCCATCCTCTTTCAGGCAGCAGTTTTCTAAGGTGGTCAGTTACAATAATGGTCTGCCTATCTGGCTTGTGACTATTGTAACCTAGTATCCTTGTTGACTTACCATACTTTTGAGTAATAAACTTACCTGATTTCTCAGCATGTCTCTTTAAATACTTGTAGTGACCTGTTGGATTATCTTTTTCCTCTATGAAGGTGATGTAACCTTTTGTCATCTGTACACCATTGACAGAATACTCACCAAATAATGGGATTATTCTGTCTGTGTATACTTTTTGTAACACCTCAAAGATCTCAGGTTTAACTGTGATGGTCTCACCATTGTCATCCTGCATTCTACCACGAAGATAATCAGGAGACAAGTCAACTACTGACTGGCCATCTCTGGTTACACCTTCTGGCAATGTTATAGTTGTGATATCATAATCATGGAACAAGAAGAAAGTAGCAAAGTCAAATTCTTTACTTACTCTATCTAGCTCGAATGAAAAATATATCCATTCTATATCTAAGTTGTGTTCTTGTGCATAGAGAAATGGTTGAACAACAAATGCATAATCTACAAATGTTGACTTACCAGCTTTGGGGGCTGCAGCAACACCGTAAATTCTACCTCTTTGTACACCATTGATAGGCTTAGATACATTCTCTAAACCTGGTCCCATTGGTAGACCCTTGTTGCCACCCTTTTGGCCTTTCTTATATTCCTCTATAAAGTTCATCTACTTCTCTTTTTTAGGCTGAAATTCTACAGCTACTACATTAAAATCTGCTAACTCTTTCATGATAACAGGCATAACATCTGCCCATTTAGCTCCACCTATACCACAACCAATTTGAGGTAGGTACACTGTAAAGCTACTACGCATCTCCTTATTAAATGAAGATGTCAGTGCTCTTAAAGAGTTTGTGAGTGCATACAAATCGAAATTTGGCCCTGGGTCTAGCTGAGTGTATAAATTTACTCCCAACTTAATACCTTTTTCACTTTGGGCTAATGTCACTGCTGAATAAGAACCAAATCTTTGGTTGTCAGCTCTAGTGTCATACTGGTCTAAGAAATATAATGGTGCTATTCGCTCTCTAACTTGCAAAGCTATTCCAGCTCCCATTACTTTACGGCAATTTGCTCCATGTATAAAGATAGCATTGCCTGGGCTATCAAAGAAGAGGTCTATTGCGTCCCCTTTCTTCTCTGCAAAGATAGGCATTTCTTTTGGTTTTTCCTCCATAATTTAGATTTATTTGTTAACAATTATTAAAAACTTTTACTTCTCGTCTCTCCAACAATCAAAGTAAGCATGCCTCGGAAAATCTTTAACTGGGGGCATTCCTGTGTACCTAAAATGTTTCCCAATATAATTAGCTTTGTTAGATAGAAGCTCACGTCTTGCATCATGGTCAAATCCATTCAGGCCAACACAAAATGTGCCTTTGCCTTCATATTCTACCACAAAACCTTTAGCCATACCACTTGGTATTCTATCAGCTTTAAGTTTAGATGTGACACTTCTACCTAGCTCATTAATTTTCTTTTCTGCACCTTCTCTGGCCACTGTTGATTCTTCTACGTCTATTACTATACCATCAAACTCCTTCTTGTCATCCTTTAGTTTGAGTAGTGTTCCCTTTTTCAAGGTAGTTCTACCATTCTTATATGGATGGAATTTGTGTGTAAGTACTAGGCCTTCAAAACCTTCAGTTATTGCATTATCATACTCAGTATATAGTTCATCAAGTGATTTAACTTCTAACTCTGGAGTAAATAAGATTGATGGGTCAGCATAATCTGCTAGCCTATTTTTTATTTCGTCCATTCTTTCTTGATACCCTATCAGTTCAGGCATGTCCAGTACTATGCCATCAAATATCCAAAGCCTTAGCTCATCATGAAATTTAGTCAGAAACTCTATGTCTCTGCCACCATATTTCTCTTGAAATGCCTTAGGCTTTTTTGACTTCATATTTGTCAGCTCTTTAATGGCCTTTGGGTCTGTTACATCTTCTTTTGCAAAGAACCTAAAGATCTCATTAAACTTCATACTGTGTGCATAAAACTCTCCCTCTACTATAATGTTGAGGTCGAGACAAGTCTTTTGAAATTTCTCAAATCTTTGCCTCACTAACTTACTCTTAACAGGTTTCAGTGCTCTTGTGAGTATTGTATCACCAGCACCAAATTCCATTCTACACCCATCTTTTTTTTGTGTCACTATATAACTAGGTACACCTCCATGGGTATTGATTATATGGTCTCTGTCTTCTTTCTTAAATGAACCATCTTTAGGCTCATTTGGTATTAAATTCGGTTTAAACATATTATTGCATTGTGTTTGTTGTACTAGTTCTGCCTGTACCAGCTTCTTTAGCCTCCAGGTACTTATCATACCAGTCATCAAACTCGTAGATAGCACTAGTACCCTGGCCTTTCTTAAGAAAGTAATGTGGGTATCTAATAAATCTAGAGTCTGTTTGTGATAGATATAATTTTACAGTTAGTAGCACGTCCTCTTTCCTGATCTCTGGCCTTGCTCTAAACATTGCTTTCAATCTTGATGTTGCTTCTCTAACTTTACCACCTTTAGTAGGATTCTTGGCCTTGAATAAAGCACAGTACTCTGTCTTTACCCATGCCCATGGATCCTTGTCATCAACTACTATGTCAGCATAGACTTTATTAACTGCACTTATAGCTATGGCCTGCTCTATTAGAGTAGGATATGTGTCTTTGCACCATTGCAGTGCCTCTTCTTTTGTCATCATAAGTATAGTGAGTGATAATTAATAAATTCTACTTTGTTTTCGTCAAAATTCTGAAGAGCTGATGCAATCCAGAAGGTGTCTTGAGTGTTTTCCAAACACAAAATCCATATTGTAGCTTTATAATCTCCTTGCTCCAATAAGGTTCTTGCAATCTTTTGTGATGTCAAACCATTTCTGTCTGAGTCTACCTGGGTCAATATTAGATTATCAATAGCAGAATAGGTGTAACCTGTACCTCCCTTATTCACCATGGCAATCTTATTAATATCTCCAGCTATAAATCTTTTAAGGTCTTTGTCATTACTATTACCGTGATATACAAAATCAGACAGTTCACCTGCCTGCTCTCTATCAACTGCAAATATTAATTTAGAACCTTCAAGAGAATTAATTATATACTTGGCTGCACCTAACTTAGATGCTGACTTACCTATAATTCTCCGTCTCTGCAACAAACCAAACTTAGTCTTACCAAACTTCTCTAGCCTCCTGGTAATGTACTCGTATTGTTTTCTTTCAGATGTCATAAAAGATTTCTCTTTCTTTGTGTACTTGTCCTTGTACTTAACTTCTATATTTACTATCTCATTCATAGGTATACTTACAACCTTTATCCTATAATTAGATAAAAGTCCTATGTCTACTGCTGAATTTATAGATATCTCATATATCTTCTTAAGTCCAAGAGCTGTGTACAACTCACGTTTTGTTTTTACTTTACTCTCAGTCCCTGTCATAGATAACATAACATCATAAGTTATGTCAGCATTTAACAATGGCATAGAGTTTCTTTCAGTGATAAACTGCTCTTCATCAAGTACCACAAGCTTATAATCTCCCTCTTGTTTAGCTAAGCCTTTCCAGGTAACTGTAACTAGATTCTTTTTATAAGTCTTTGCTCTCCACTTGTCGAATTCTGCAGGAATATCATCTTTGGCAAGTTTAGATGTAGGTGTGACCCACAAAATCTTACCCTTGATCTTTTCCCTTTTAATGTAGTCTATAATAATCTTAGTCTTACCAGCTCTAGGAGCAAGTAACAATCTACCAGACACACCAGGTTTAATTGCATCAAGCACTTCTTTCTGTAGTGCACTCTTTTCTTTACTTGTCATAATTAATTATTAATGGCATTCAGCGTAATTGGTACCCCAATCAACACTACAACCTATTTCTACATTTAATCCTGTTTCTGCATTCATCTCATCCATTGCCTCCATTAGTGCTTTATTCACTTGATCTTTCAAATGAATTGGGCATACTAGTAAAAGCTCATCATGGTATTGTAAACATACATTTACACCAATAGGATTTAATTTCTGTCTCGCTTTTCTAAGCCAGGAGTCAAATACATATACACCTGAACCTTGATTTAGAGTCGAGAACCTATCTTTATCTGCCTTAAGAAAATAATAAAAGCCTGACAATGGGTTATACAGCCACTTTTGACCATCAACAGTCTTAACCTTGCAGGCTTTAGCTGTTTGTTTGACGGCCTTGTTTCTGTCCCAGTAAGTCTTGTGTAATTTCTTAGCCTCTGCCAATGAGCACTTAAGAGTCTCTGCAATCTTTGCAGCCCCAGCACCATAGGTAGCACTAAAATTAATTACTTTAGCTTGCGTCCTGCTCTTCTTGATTTTCTTGAAGCGTACTTCATCCTCAGCAGTATCAAAGGAATAACTATCCCCAAGAGTACTTTTTGCTTTATCCACTTGCTTATAGAATTCTTCATCTTCTTTTGTTATTAGGCCTGATAATACAGCAATGTCAATATGTGGGTCAAATCCTGGTACACGCATCTCTGTCACGTAATCAGGGTCAAACATATAAATATAGTGTTGTTTAGTGTTATCTTCTAAACCACTAATATCACTACCACACATCAAATACTGATCATTAGGCACAGTTAAGCACCCTCTAATTTGAGCACCATAATACTTATCTACACCAGGTAGATTAGCTACAGGCTTAGAGTGTTGTAATCTAAGAGTATTGGTAAATCCTTGAGCTCTGGAATATATGTGACCATCTTTCTCATTCTCTAAGAATGATTTAAACAGGCCAAATCTATGCCTAGCTCTATAGAGACCTCCAAGATCTTTTAGAAAACTATATTGTTCAAACATATCTTGTACACTGCTGCACAAGCCTGCACCAAATGGTAAACTTACCTGGGCAATTTTCTCGAACTTACTGTTAAGCTTAAATGTCTTGGGCTTCCACCCTAGACTAAATAGCCAGTCTTTAAGTTGTTGTGGAGATGTTGGACTCCCTGCTTTTGTAATCTCAGTTGTATTTAGAGGTAAGCCTCTTTCTGTCAACATTTGATTCCATCTTATTCCATGCGAAGACAGACTCCCATCCTTTTTGTACATAACCTTTGGCTGCACTTTATCAGGTCGTCTTGGCATATATTTAGCAAGATTAGTTATCTTTTCGTCTATAATAAATTCAAGATCTAATTTAGATTGTTCAGCTAGCCTAACATCGAGTTTAATCTTCTCTGCTTCCTGCTCTCTGAGACAATCCATCTTAAAACTTAAATAACCTAATAGTCTTTGGATAGCTTTTATGTCGTCATTATATATGTCCATCAAATAGTCCATCATAAAATGAAATGATCGAGCATTAATCTCTACATCACTTTCACATCTATGAATATATACTTCAATAGGCTGATTTTCCCAGTCTTCAACAACTGGCTTACCAAATCCCATCTTCTCACCCCATGCTGCTAAGCCGTGGAGCTGACCTTTAATTGGATACAAATAGAAACTCATAGCTAAACTGTCTATTAGCTTTGCTTCTATCTTTATTTCTAACAACTTCTCTAACAGAGGCACATCATAAGCTATTATGTTGTGCCCTACTAAAGTGTCTTGCTTTAAAATGAATTCTTTTATTTGACTAGGGTCAGTAAGAGAACCTTTTGCAAGTTCTGTTTTACCATCATAAATAGCATAAGATAAACAATGCAAAGTAGTAGCCTGGTCTAAAAGACCATTACTCTCTACATCAAATATTACGTATTTCATGTGTTCCTATTTTTTAGTCATCTTTTTCATTTTTCTTATAAAACTAAACCGTGACCTCAACTTATATTTAAGGTACACACATCTAAAGAATAAGATTAATGTAATTGCTGGATGAATGATTACAAACAACCATATATTCATTTCTTCATAGGTTGTTCCTGTCTGCTGTGCAAGATATTTAATAATCTCAACACAAATGTCAAATAATTCTTTCATAATACTCTGTTTTTAAATTGTTATATAGTTTTTATTGTGTAAATGTAGATGTTATTATATCTCTTACCATTCTTTTCAGAACCTTGAAATAAGAATTGCATCTCAACTGTGGATCCTTGTTTGATTCCCTCAGCCTCAAGCATTTTCAGCTTGCCATTTCTTAACTCTGGAAACAATACCTGACCATCAGGAGTTTCCACAGTAAGTACTCTCTTGTACAAATCGGGGATCCCATCCCTCTTAATGTGTACTAATTCACCAACTACGTGTACAGTTGCATTTAAACTGAAGTAGCTCTTTTCTACGTGATTTCTTTGCATAACTATGTTTTATATAAAATTAATAATCGACTAGCTCTTGTTATTGCAGTATACAATAATCGGGCTTTCTCTGTCTTATTACGATTCTTCTTTAGGTTATTAACATTTACAATAACTTGCTCATAAGTACTACCCTGTGACTTGTGCACGGTAATAGCATGATTATAAGTTACATCTGCAAATTTCTCAGCGAAATTAAAATAGTCTTGCCAACTAATTTTAAAACTCTTTGCTAAACTCTTTAAACTAGATAATAGTTTATTAAGCTCCCTTTCTGAATGCTCGTGTATTATCCATACTGGGTCATCAAACTCAAGCCCTGAGGCATTGACTTCATAAACTTTTAAGGATATTGGCTTAGTGTAGGCTTCAAATCCTAGAACAGACTTCTTCTTACCTGCAGGGTATTCAAAGTTCTTTCTAATTGGATCTGCTGTCTCTACTTTAAGCTCTTGGTTTGTGTAATATTTATCCCTGTAACTACTGTTGAATATTAAAGTTTCTCCAGGCTCCACCTTATTTGGAGATTCACCATATATTCTACGTCTTACAAGTTTATTGACCAACTCAACCTCTTTGTTAGTCCATGCTAGATATTTTAACTTGTCAGTACCATTGACTGCAGCTAAGGTTTCTACTACCATACCTAAATCATCTGAATAAATGTAGCCCATGTCTTCTACTCTAGAGGGTTCTTTATCATCGATTATAGATAATTCTCGGCTCAATTTAATAATAGGGTTGCCTTCCCCTTGTCTTACTATCTCTGTTAATTCTACTGTAGGATAGTCAGCTGTAAATACTGGACTATCATCTTCTCCTACAGGATTTAGCTGCTTATCATCACCCAAAAATATAACTTTTGCTCTCTGTTTCTTAGCATGTTCTTCTACAAACTTAAGTAACTGTTTATTTAACATGGAAGCCTCATCAATTACAAATAATCCTACACCTTTCATGGGTGGATTTTTAGTATTGAAATTAGGTTTAAATGTTACAGCACCAGTTTTAAAGTTAACTTGTCGCTTTATTTTTAGTGAAGAATGTACAGTGGCAAATGATAATCTATCATGCTCATCTACCTTCTCTTTGATAACTGCTACAGCTTTATTTGTAGGTGCAGAACAAACTACTTTCTTAAATGGCATCTCTTTAATTAGTGTATGTACTAATGTATTTACCATAAAAGTTTTACCTACTCCTGCACTACCAGATATCAATAATCTATCTCCTGCCTTTAGAATTTCCAAACTATCTTGCAATTTTTCTTGCTGATGTTTTGTTAAACTCATTTCTCTTCCTTTAATTAATTAGTGGACCTGAAGGGAGTCGAACCCTTGTCCATAAAAATTCAATAACAATATTGTTTACAGCTTTTTGATTTTATAGTCTTGACTGACATTGGGACCAACTAATGTTGAACTACCACCACCAAGTTAGTTAAGCTTGGATACTTACAAATACATAGTTGTTGGACTATGCAGCCATCTGAAACTGTGCAACTGGTGCACTTAAAATGTTGCGTACAACATTCATGTTAGCTTCAATCTGTGCAGTTACCTGCGATAATATAGTGTTTCCATTTAAGTAAACTCACCTTAGTGTTAGCCAGTTGTCTCTCTGGGCTGAATATTATTACATCCACCTCATGTCAAAACCAGGCCAGGCCCATAATATAGGGGAGCTTTTACACTCCCCTTATAATTATATTGCTTTAGCTTCTGCTTGAATAGCTGAGATAAGCTTATAAACTTCTTTATAAGGTCTTGTTGCTAAATACTCTAATGTTCCGTCCAACACTGCTGTTGGGCATGATACTCTTGACTCTGCTTCTACTTCTACAGCAGGCTCACTCATTATTGGTTCTGGTGCTTTTTTCATCTGTCTTGTTTTTATTTGTTATAATATAAAATCGCTAGCATACCTAATGCTAAAAATACTAATCCTATCACTGTTTTACTATTTTAAGTTTAACTCTTAACAAGCCCTGCTTAAGATCCCCAATGGAATCAAAAGCAGCTCTTGATAAATCAAGTACTCTCACTGGGTGAGGCACTAAGGGAAAGATAGCCTTACCATATCGATCCATTTTATATGGACCCCTATCATTGACTCTCACAATAACACTCTCTTTTGTTGCAATGTTTGTGATCTCAATAATAGTATTAAAAGGTAATGTTGGACTAGCACACGTTAGCAAATTACAGTCATATATTTCCATATTTGCTGTTGTCCTACCATTCCATTTTTCACCGTAATAAGATACAATACCTATCTCATCCCCTTTTTCTACTGGATAACAACACTTATCTTGTGCTGTTTCCTGTTCTGGATAATTATGTAAAGATTGACCCATGCCTGTAAAAATAATCATACCTGCAAGAAACAAAAACATAACTATTGTCTTAATTGTTATCATTGTCTTTCTTATAGAAATCATTGAATGACCTGAATAATCTTCCTATAGGACTGTCATCGTCCTCTTTCTTGTTCATTTCAGGGTCTTTCATAATCATACTATGAATAACATTAATAGATTCTTCCTCATCGTATACATACTCTTGTGGAGGTAATGTAAACTCTACTCCACCTGTCAGATCACTACTATATCTTTCTGTTGCTCTTTCGTCACAGTCATCTTCATCCTGACACTCTTCGTCACAATCTTCCTGGCTGTCAAAGTATTTCCCCATTCTGTTACAAAAGTATTCTTCATTCTGGTCCTCTTCATCCTCATCTCTGCCACAATAAGAGAATTCTACATTCTCATCTTTATAATAGCCTGTACTAGTTTCACGAGCATCCTTAATATAATACTGACCATTTGAATCTATAGCTATGTTGTGACCATTTGAATCTATAGCTATGTCGATGTTCACACCGTCACCTACTTCATTACGCACTACGTCCCTATAATCTTCTATACGACTTGTACCACTATAGTGCTCTCCATCGTTACCATTCTGTCCTATAATATTCATTCTGTCATCAGAGAAAGTATTATTAAGACTATCAGAGATTTCTTTCAAGCTGTTAACACAATCTTTTAATTCATCATCATCTAATCCTAATGCCTCAGATATTTCTGCTTTTTCTTTTAATGTCTCAGTATAAATGCTTGATAATACACCTACCTCTAATCCTAATTCAAACTCAGTTACATTTTCTAATAAATAGAATGTGCCAGATACAGGGTCACCATCAGCCGTGGTAAATACCTTAACTAATAGCATTGTATCAGGTAAATTGTCATACAGTGTTTGTACAAACTCTTCGGTTTGTATTGGTAGTGTCACTGTCACTCTTGTACAAGAGTGCTCTCTTGTGCGTGTTATTGAATTGCTCATCTTTTTGTTATTTTATTTAATTATTAGTTGTGACTTGTACATCAGTGTAACCTGCTGCAAGCCAATTATTCTTTTCTATTAATGCTTCTATTGGGCAAAGGTGTACATTATATGTACCACCAACCCACACGAAATATCTTGGTTCATTCATTCTTTCAGTGTTGCGTATATTATTAAACTATAACATACAGTTATTATAAGTGCTATCATTTGTTATGAATATTTGTATTATTATGTTGATAAAATAGCTGAGTATAAAAGAATTTATTGCTATCACCTTGTACAATACCAAACCCTGAATGAGTAAAATTACCTTCTATCACTCTTTTATGAGTAGGGCTTTTAAGCCAAGAGTAAACTAAATCTTCAGCATTATCATATCCGTATGCAACATTTTCTCCTACACGTGCTATACCTATGTATTTCAAAGCTTCAGACCTTTCACCAAAGTTATCATGATTAATTTTATTTATTGAAATCATGTATTTAGTGTGTAATACTGCTAAAGCAGAGGCATAACCTTTGTCTATCTTTATACGATTTAATCCTACAGACGCTCTGTAGTCATTAATGAGATCTAATATTTCTTTTGCCAATTCCCAATTAGTCTCATTAGCTAAATTTAGGTCAATATCTATAGGCACTTTAGTTGTCTCTTTAACAAAGAGTCTTTTAATAAATGATAATATACATCTCATTTTCATAGTTTAATAAGTTTAAATGTGCTTGTTTAAATGAAGAAAAGTAGACAGTTATTCAATACACCTAGCAATGTACTCTAAGACAACTGTCTACTTAATTATACTCTAATCACCTAATTCCCCCAAATTATTTATGTTTCTAGAGCGTGAAAATCAATCACAGTGCAAGATAACATAATAATCAAGAAAAACAAGATTATTTCGTTGAATGGTTCTATTTTATAGTTGGGCTGAAATAATTACGATGATACCTCATCTCTTCTGGCCCAACTAAATATTTTCTCACAGACGGTATAAACTGACTATGATGTTCTTTAAGGTCTATTAAGAATTGTTCTTTAGGACTCATCTGCATCGTATTTAGGAAAGAATATTTTACCTAATTTTATTGCAATAAGTAAATTTAGGAAACCAAATAACTTTATAAAGATGAATAAGAATAATTCAAACTCTGCCATTTCTGATAATATAAGTATTGTCCCAAATATGGCAAATATAAGGACAATCATAAACTTTAAGAAGTCTAACATAATAATGTGTGTTTTTATTTAGTATTAATAGCTTTTATTTGTATATTGTCATAAATATGATCAATAACAATGTGATAAATACAGTTGTACCTATCAGGATCTTTTGTGGAATTCTGTCGTAAAACCAAGCCAGTAAAAATGATACAGCTATGATAAGGCCAAAGCCTAGTACCATAAATGATAGTATGGTTTCTATCACAAACCATAATATTCTACTTAATGTTTCCATAATGTTTAAATGTTTATATGATTAAAAAAACAAGCCAAGTGAGGCTTGTTTTATTGAGTAAAGGCTGTTATAACTACAACAAGCCCCATTAGTAACATGAGATGAAATATCTTATTATTTAGTAAATCTTTCATGTTACAGTCCGTTATATATGTAACCTGAGGCTACTGTTATTACTATCGCTCCTACGTATATTATACGTGCTAATTTTCTTGTGTTAAATTTCATAAAATTGTATTTTAAGGATTAATCTTTAAGCATTAAGCATATACATGCAATTGTTATTGCTATTATTGCTATTATTTCTGTTATTGTAACCATAGTTATTTATTTAATTAATTTCAATACACTCGCGTTATCATGGGTTATTGCCCGTAGCCTAGCTCTTCAATCAGATTGTCAAGTGAAGGTTAACGAGTGCATTGATTATTTTAAACTAGCTGTTACTATCCAGTCATTAACTTCCGTATTTTTGGCTCAAAGTCACTATTTAAATGTTAAAAAATGGGAGGACTGATTACCCTCCCTGTACCGTTTTCCTGGTTGAAGATTCCCGTTTATTCACCAACAGGCAAGACAAAATATTTAACTATAGTTTGTCAAGACTATAATTATATACAAGGGGCAAGATGACGTGGTCTATCCCTTTAGATGTTGTTTCATGACACCTGACATGCTCTGCTGATCAACGCAGAGGTGTTGTAATGTTTAATTACTCTCGGTAATCGTTGTAAACTTCAATCGTGTCACCATTAAAAACTACCTGATTAAATATGAAAATAACTTTTTCTAATTCTTCTAAGGTTATTTCTTTTCCTTTCCATTCTTTT